AGTGAATCTTGAAACCTCTAAATCTGAACGAAGATTTTTCCTGAAGTTTATATACTCGTCTTGTAAATCTATAGGGACTTTTTTATAAGCATCGCCTGCGGGCATGAAGAGTTTGTCGGTAATCTGCACATCGGCTTCATCGAAGATTACATAATTGTAGTCCAATTTATCTAATTGTTCTTGTAGATATTTTTCGGCTTCTGCTTTAGTATCAAAGTGTTTTCCTTTAGAATTATAGTCATCTCCTTTGACCATGTATTTACCTGAAACTGTTTGGGATGGTGGAGTAATCTTAAAGGTAGCTTGATTTCGGGATGAACCATCTAAATATTTGATGCCTGGTATGCCGGCTTCTTTTAATCGCCTAGAGATTTCAGGCTCGGGTACATTCTCTAGAGCGTTGTCAGTAATATCCCGATAATCCAGGTCTTTACGATATTCCCACAGGTCTTCACCTTCTAATTCGGTTAGTACCTTTCTGAGCTTATCTTGTATGTCCTTTGTCTGTTCGCCTAATGTCTTATCATATAGCAGATACTCGTTCTCCTTCGGGGCGAGTTCGACTTTGTAGAGGGAGCCTTTGTTTAATGATTTGGAAAGTAGCTCCTCGTTTAATTTATCCAACTGCTTTTGAGCTTTATCAACTTCTGACTCAAGTTTTTTGATTACAGCTTCAGGAGGAAACTCTGTTCTTATTGTAAGTTCTCCAGTATTCTCATCAGTTATAAAATTACTAGCGGCTTCATCATATGCCTCTTGTGCTTTTATAACATCGTCCTGAGCTTTATCTAATAGCGGTGAATATTTTTCGTAAACCCCATCAGGATATTTTACGCCATGTTGCCTAGTAAGCATATCCCTATAATGCTCCGCCACTTCCTTCTTCCCCGCAAAGTAAAGCCCATGCCCATAGGCCTGCGCGCCCTCGCCCGTACCGATTGCCGATGTCCTGAACTTGCCGAAGGGCGCGCCAGGCTCGGGGGCAAAGGTGTGCGGTGTGCCGTGGTAGGCGGGGATGAATAGCTTGTCGGCTTCACTCCTTCCAGGCATAAGGTTACGCCTGATACGATCAATAACGATGTTTCGGGTGTTGCCGGTAGGATTAAGTGTTCCTATCCGATCCAATCTGCGAGAGCGGTATGTCCCTAATGTGTTTGCCCGTCTCTCACCGAGATTCGATAGGGTTGGATTGTCTGCGATCTGACTTTTACTTACGGGACCAAAGGCGGCATTTAAGAAGTTTTTCTGCCCTTCGGTAATTCCACTTTCAGGAGTACCATTAACTATGCCTTTGGCATGATTATCGAGGTACTTCTCGAACATGGATTCGAAGTTTTTTCGAATTACTGCTGGGTCTGATCCGCCAAACGCCTGTCCGATTTCATTTCCTCTTCGCTTCAGCAGGTAGTCGATATTCTTCTGTAGCTTGTCGAGGGATACAGTATCTAAGATAACATTTCCGTCTTTGGTAATCGTAATGCCATAAACCAAGCTATCGCGATATCCGCCTTTTAGCGTCTTGTATTTCCTGCCTCCCTTGCCGGTAGCCGCATAGTAGAATAGTAGCATCTGATTACCGATGCCATCCCTACCCGCTTTGCTGGCTTCCCGTAGAAAGTTTATCTGCGATGGGTTGTAACGACCTGTCCTGGATAGTTCATCGATAATTGAATCATCTATGAACTTGCCGGAGCCTGTAAGTTTTCCGTCCTCAGTTTCGGACAGAGTGACATGACCTTCAGGGAGATCGTTTTCTCGAGCCTTTATGGATTCGGTCAAATCTCTGGCGAGTGCCTGGTTTGCTCTTCTTGTCTCTGATGGAGAATAGACTTCGGGCTTTTTGGTGATTGGGTTGACAATGATGTTGCCATCTTTGTCGGTCTTAAAGTGTCCACCATTGTTAAATACCTGCAAGCTCTCAATCGGATCACTGGGTGAAACTATTACTGTATCTAATTCATCGTCTTTAGTGACTGGGCGTTGTTCGCGAATCTCCGATTCCGATAAGCCGATTGTCTCATCTTCATACCGCTTGACCAGGTTATCCAATTGTTTGGATGTCTTAAATGGTTTACCGAGTATGCCGGTTCCCTGAACAAGAGATCCATCCGCCTTGGTGGCCATACCTAGTGAATGCATAGCTTTACGCATAAAGCCTCCACTGGTGATGCGATCACCCAGGCTTTCGATTAGCTTATAAGTGGATGACTGCCCTGCCCGTTTCGATGTTTTGCCGGATAACATTCTTTCGGCCACAGTCTCAGCAAATAGTTCCCGTGCAAACTGCTCGGGTGTTTCATATGCCTGCTTTGCTTTTTCCGAAACATTGGAGTTGGCAAGTTTATCGACATAAGCCTTTTGAAGTTCCCTAAATTCATCGGTGAGTTCGTAATGTTTCATACCATTCTCATCGGTAGTAATCTTGGGCTTACCTGTGGATTTATCTATCTCGGTAAATATTCCGACTTTTCCCTTCTCGGGATTACCAAGCATCTCCTCAAGGATGTTAGGCAGTAGTCCATGCCTTTCAATATGGTGGCCGATTTCATGTGAAAGGATAGTGCCGTAAGATAAATTGGTATCGGTATTTATTTCGATTACACTATCAGAACCATCTACATAATGTGCTCCATTCGGTCCATCCTTCCCCATCGATTTCATTCTAATCTCAACATCGGGGAAGAATTGAGAGAAGGTAGATATTGCTACCTGTTGATCCTTGTCCAGCTTTTCAAAATTTGCCCGCTCTGTTTCGGTAAGCGATTGCTTGTGGTATTCTAAATCTCCCAACTGTTTGGCAAGCAGATCGGATTTATTATTGAACCTCAAAAGAGATCCATAACCTAATCCGGCGGCTATAAATGGAGCCGATGCTCCGATTGCAGATGCCGCACCCTCTTCGCCTCCAGCCATGTATCCAAATGCACCAGGCAATGCCGCCCCTCCTGCCGCCGCTTTGGCGACATTGGCGGTTTCTGTGCCTAGTCTGCCTAGTCCTGATCTATCGATAAACCTGGCGACTCCTCTTACAGTGGATGGAAGGTCACGGGTTTGAGTGAGTATAGGTTTTAACTGTGAAGCGGCATCTCCGAGTACCAGGTTATCAGTCCTATCGACTAATACCTCGGCAAGTTTTGGATCGTCTGCCGGTAATGCCCCTACCCTTTTAAAGAATGGCATGGTGGTCTCGGCCATAGTTAACTGTTTGCCGAGGATCGCTGTGCTTCGTCCCATGCTGGCGATTGCCCGTGGACCCATGTAGGCGGCCAATGCTCCAAAGCCTGTGCCGGTTAAACTAGCTTCCCCATCTGTGAGGTCAGCGGCTCCACCGATTGATGTATAAATAACCCCCTTGGCTACCTGTTCACTAAGCCCGGCTCGCATTAATAAGGTAGTCGCTTCCTCCACGCCTGCCCTGCGAATAAACTCAGTAAGATTACCAAAGTGCTCACCCGCTTTACCGACTGCCTGCATACCCTTGCCGACCATTTGATTGGTAAACCCAGCCTTTGCCTTCTGCTCAGTAAATGGAGTAATCTTTGCGAGTATTTCATCCGATTCCTTTGTCGCCTTTTCGAGTGCATCGGTGGCAGTCTTTACGAGTTTGTCAGATGCATTGGCTGGTAATCGATTGAGTTGCTTTTCAAGTAAAAATTTCTTGCTGTTTGCTTCCTTGAATTGCTCGGCTAACTTCTTTGCGGTTCCCCGGCGTAGCATATTAGTGGTGGATCGAATACTTCCAGTGGTTACAGCGGCCACAGGATTTTCCAGCTGTACGAATAAAGATGCCGCTAGTGCCTGTTTCTTATCAGGCTCAACTCTACCGGCTTTAAGATCTCTATACATATCGAAATCTCCAAACTGCTCGGCCATGATTGCCGCCCCATCATCTATAAACGACTGAGTCTTCATCATGTCGCCAATAAACTGAATGGAGGCATCTATATCCTCATCCCCTTCACCTACTATTTTGGAGAATGCAAGTTTACCGGCATCTCCGATAGTTTTATATCCTGCGAAGACTTCGGCCATTGTTTGGTAGCCTGTTGCCTTTCTTTTGCGTCTTCTTTTCTGCTGTTCTGCTCGAGCACCCTCGACTAGCTTTTGACTGCCAGGGACTCCGTAAGTCATAGCACCTGAAGCGGTAAAATCTAAACTGACCTCTTTCGATATATCACCGAGTCCCTCCATGACTTCACCGGCGGCCTGTTTAAATGCATCGTATAAACCAGTGTCAGATTCCTGGTCGAAGTAACCATTCTTATAGGCGGCTCGAGCTAGTTCCCTATTACCATCTTCGAATGCTTTGATCATCCGATCAGGTGGAACTACCTGTTTAAGAATCTGAAAAGTGGATTCTGCGTTTGGAGCCTCCGGCCCCTCGACCATAAAATCTACTCCGAGGGGTTCGCTGAATATTCTATACTGTCCCATTACTGAGCCTCTACCGATAATCCTGGTATACTGTAAGTTCCCTGCTTGGTATCTATCCCTGGTCCTTGAGGCTGTGACGGGCTTAATTCTTCTTCAATTTGCAAATAGTTTGATGGAATAATTTGATCCACCCTCAAACCACTATTTGCCGCTAGACCTTTATACTGATCAAGAGCCTCTCTTGCTCCTTTAAATTCAGCTGATGCGGCATTTTTTGATTGGTTAAGAAAATCTTGTCTCTGATCGGGCGAAAGTCTCGTACCATCTATGATCTGATTATAAAGGTTTCTGATTTTAGTATCTATGCCACCAGCATTTTGTGCATTAGCAAACTCTCCCTCCCTGACAACACTGCCAGGATCAAGTATCTTCATGTAATTAAAAATCAAACTCAAATCGCCTGCTGGAGAAGGGTTTGCACCGGCTTGTTTGACCTTTTCGTATGCAGTACGAACTTTGTTGAAATCCTTAACAACTGGCAAAGCGTTAAACTCTTTCCGTAAATCTCCTTCGGCTTTTCGAAGAGTTTCAAAATCTTCCATGCCAGCAGTTGCTTGTTCTGCCAACCTCTTTTGTTCAGCCTGCATAAATGCCAAAGCTCTTTCTTGAACAGCAGGAGATTCGTTTGCAAATTGAGCCATAAACCGATTGCCGGACATTCCCATAACAGGCTCAGTCTGTTGGAGATTAGGATCTTGAAGTAATTCGTCTCTAAACTTTTCCTGTGCTTCAGGACCAGGTGCTAAGAATAGTGAACCTCTTTCTAATTCATCTTGCCCAGCCTCGTTTAATTTACCAGTAGGAGCTTGAGAAGTAAGCATGGTAATAAACCTATCTCTGCCAGCCTTCTGCTCATCGAGCATAGCTTGCTGACGATCAAATGCCTGCTTACGCATGAGGAACTCCTGTGCTCTAAAATCGCTTAAATCCTTATTTCTTTTAGCCTCAATAAGAGTAGGATTTTTCGACATCGAGTTAATCAAATCAGGGGGAGCATCAGGATAAATTCTTTCGAGACCCTGCCTCAAATTTTCAACCTCTTTCTGTTTCGCTTTTTTATCGAAATAACTTTTTGCCACTGAGCCAATCGCATCACCGAATGCCTGGTTAGCCCTTGCCTGTGCCTCGCCTGCTCTTTGAAATGCTGAGAAGTCCATCCTCCCCAAGCCTGCCTGTACTGTGTCGCCTATTGCCATAGTTATTAAAATAGTTTGTAGCCTCCTGAAATCATAGTGTTACCACCACCACCTCGATATGTGCTAATTCCTTGTCCAAAGTTTTGATTCTGTTTAAGTCCTTGTCCCAGCTAACCTGCGGCCATAATATTTGCCGCACCAATTGTACCGATTGCCCCCAACAATCCACCTACCATTCCACCTGCGGCCTGTTCGCGAGCCGCATAGGTGTTTGCCAGGTAGTTCGCACGATTCGCTGTGTCCTGTAATCCGATATTTACTCCGGCATCAGGATTGATCCTGGTTGACTGCTCCTGTGGTAATCCAAACAAGGCCGCTCTTGCTCCGTATCCCTGTTGAGTATAATCAGCACCACCACGAAGCATCATTAATGGGTCTGCTGATGTCGCGCGATTCATTGCACTTGCCATGCCTCCTAAACCTTGTGCCTGTTGTAAAGCTTCATTACGAAGTTCTCTAAGATAATCCTCACGACTCATTGCTTCAGCAACAAGTCCAATATTGTCGAAATCTCTACCGCGAGCGACAAGACCTTCCCTTGCCGATTGAGTCGCCCGTCTTCTCATCTCAGGTGACAAGTCCTGAATCTGAGACTCTCTGAATGCCTGATCGGCCAACTGATTAGCCTGCTCCACGCGAGCCTGCATAAGCGGATCGGACGAACGAACTGCCTCCGTCATACCGGGGCCAAATCTTTCTATTAAAGATATATCACTACCCGCCTGACGACCCGCCATCTGACCACCAAACTCCTGTGCCCTCATTGCCTGTTCTTCGGCAAGCTGTGCCATCGGATCAGCGGCTCGTTGGGCGAGGCTCATCTGTAAGTCTTGATACTGAGGATCGTAGGTCTGACGAGTCTGTAGTAACTGCTCTTGCAAGCGAGGGTCTGCCATTGCAGATACATAATCGCGAGCCGATTTACCAACATCTAGTTTAGGCAAGGGAGGTGGTTTCTTTCCTCCACCAAAAAGCTTCTGTAAGAAATAAGATGGAACGCCTGAACTGTTTACAGGCTCACCTGCTCCACCGGCATCTTTAAGCATCTTTGCTTCTGCTGAATTGATGTAGGCGAGTGACTCACCTTCGGGAGCATTCTCATTTAAAAGCCTAGCGGCCTGTGCCAATGGATCTTTTGTTTTGTTTTTCATCATGGCGATTAAGTCTTAATTATATAATTTAAAATGATGGTTGGCTGAACATTGTTGTGTGGTTGATCGCCACCTGTACTACCCGAATTAACATTTTGACGAGCTACAGCAGTAGTGCTATCCCCTACTCCTCTAGCTGCTGGCCCTGAAGATGATTCACTGTAAGTGTGCGTATGTGAAGGCATTTCGGATGTTGTGAGGGTATGTGTCTCAGCCCCACCTGTAGCTCCAAGGTTATCACCATTGACCCCACCTGATTGACCTGTCAATCGGTCAGCAGAAGTACCTCCCATGTCATCCTGACCTGCAATAACTCGTCCGCGAAGGTCGGGGATATTAAATGTGGTTGAACCATCTCCTGCGCCATAGGTTTCGTCAATTATATCAAATAAATCCGAGTATGTGCTTCTTGATATTGCGTCACCATCACAGAATAAATATCCTGTTGGTGCGTTAATGCCTGCAAAAGGTAAAACTGTACCTGTGGGCATTAACGCAGATATTGCATCGGAATTTAATTTTGCAGATGTTACTGCTCCATCGACTATTTTAGTAGCGGTGACCGAGTCGGAGGCGAGTTCGTTGGAGGTGATACCTCCTGATGGTACTTTTAGTTTACCATCGCCACCGCTGATTCCATAGGTTTGACTATTTACGATGATAGTAGAACCATCTGCGGGGTCATCGAATGTCGCGAGGTCTGCGATATCCATTAATTTCTGTGAGGTGACTTGGTCACCTGATGAAAAGATTTGTCCTGTATTTAATATTGGCATTTTTTCTATCTCCTATTGAAAGACTGAAGTGGTTGATCGATCCGATATTCTAGCATCTACCTTGGTTGCCCTGACATAAGGTCTACCGACAAATGGTTTAATATCTGCCTGTATGCCAAACCCTCTTCTGTTAACTCGTAAGCGAACCGAGGCATCCTCCGCAGTTTCAAGCTCACTACCTAGTAGCGTAGATATGCTTGAAATCTCGGAAGTAGAGTCAGGATCTTCCGTGATAAATTGTACAGTAGCATCAGATGGGTTGACTTCGCTTGATTTAAGTTGCAATTCTGCACGACTGAATGTTTTTCGATCCATCGTGTCGGCATCGTATTGTCTAGTGATTAATTGACTGACCACAGGGATACCGGGGTCTACTTCAGGTGATTGTCCTGCTTTCCGTAAGACCTTATCATCTCCATCCATGGAATCTACCTTATGTACGCCACCTTCTTCTGTTGTGAGGTAAAGTGCATTCTGCGATCCCTCGCGAGCTACTAATAATTCTCGGATCGCAAAGTCTGTAGAGTTTACGGTATCGATGCTCTCAAAGCCTTGGTTGATGAAATTATAAACGATGATCGTATTTAGTTTATTACCATCCCCTTTTCCCACGCTAGAGTCCAATGGTAGTGCTAACCAATAGCGGTTATTAAAATAAACTCCGCATGATAGGTGGGCAAAGTCCTGATTTATGCGATCAATGAATGGCTGAATAGTTTCTGATATTGGTGTACCTGTACCACGCAAGTTATACTCATCTATAAATTGTACACTGTATATCCCTTGGTCAGATAGAAATAAAATCTGATTAGCCACCTGAATAATAGACTTTCTCGCAGATGCTCCGACCTCGTCTGTAACCATAGTTGTTTTAACATCTGCCAAAGATCCACTCGCACCTGTAATCAGATGAATAGATTTACGATTGAATACCACCACCGAATCCTGTGTAAAACCTTTAATTCCTACTACAAAATCGCTTTTACCTGATGAAATGCGAAACTGATTTCCAATCTCATCAAATGTGTCAGAGTCTAGAATGTCTGATGCCAAAATTTCATCACGAATACCTCTATCGACAGGTGGTGATGCAGATGAGTATTGATAGGGTAACCATAGTCTACGCTGATGAAATTCACCGAATGGAGCCGCAGGTTGGTGGATGAATCCTTTACCAAGTGCTAGTGGTTTACTGACTGTTAAGGAGTGATTGGCATCATCTTTGACTCCAAGATTAAAAGTAAATTGGTTGACTGTAGGAACGCTTGTGACCACCACTTCCGACCCAATAAAATTATCATATATCGTAGATTGTGAAGTATGTATGGTAAGTCTGTCACCTACCGCTAATCCATGTGAAGTTACATCCATAGTAACCACACCACTTACTGACGCTGTACTAGAATCTGTCAAGTAAGCAGGTGCAGTGTATGCCCCACTATCCACCCTCTCAAAATCCTCAAAATATTCTATCTGTGCGCCACTAACATTAAATGTCTTTGTCTGTGACTCAGTCATAGTGACTGTTAACTGTGTGGATGATGGAATACTTGCTACTTGATAACAGTCATTCGGATCATACTCCCAATTACCTAGTCGTGTTAATGTCACAAAGTCGCCCACTGAACGATTATGATTAGATACTGTGTCTATCGTGATCGTCTGCCCTGACTGAGAGCCTGAAGTAATAGCTACACGATTAAGAACAGGACTTGCGGATAATGTAGTCTTGTTAGTTCTAAAGATATACATATTATCGAACCCCTGAGTCATTCCGCATGGTGCATCCACAGTTTCACCACCTTGCTCGTATCTACACTTATAGAGCTTTGAGTCTTTAAGTCTTACGATTGAACAAAGGTTATTTGTGGCTGAGAAAATGAAGTCATCGTTCTCACTTGTTGCATCAGAAAATACCGCACTCCCATAAACTCCATTTACTGCATCGTCTTCCAAAGTAAAATTCTCAGTAGTCGATGCCACTGATGTCTGACCGACATTGGGACTATTAACTGTAAAAGTAGTATCTGCCCCTGTATCGGCAAAGCTTACTGTTTTGGCAGATGTGTTAATTGCTGTGATTGTATGACTGCCATTTATCGATGCATCGATATCATCGACATGGACTGTACCACTTACTGCAAACTCTGAGGCCGGAGTGTCTTCAAGCGTTAGAGTTACCACATTACTCGCTCTCGATGCCTCAGTGACCACATAATTAAGAGTAGTAGGAATCGCATTACCCATTGAGGCAACAGATGTTCTTCCTTCGATATTATACTCAGTCCATTTTTTTGTCAGGTTCGAGTAAGTTGTTCTAATCGTTGACCAAGTCTGTGATGACCCAACTACTGTAAAAACTTCATTCGTGCCTGAGTCGGCATAAGTAATTGTGCGAGTATTAAAGTTTACACTAGCTAGAGGAAATGTTCCGTTTGGATCGTCACCTGTAAACTTTAAACCATTGATCGTTACATTATCTCCAACGATAAAAGCTAAACTTGGAGTTTCATCCAATACGACAGTTACCACATTACTTGATCGTGATGCGGATAGAATTACATATGGTAAAGTAATCGCATCATCTCCTGTTGTGATAGTGCCAAATAGAGTAGACATCCCTTTGCGTGGTTGCCAAGTTCCATCGTCATTCATCCGACCATTCTTCGACAGTGCAACCTCACCGGGTTTTAACTGATTAGGTCGCAATCGGGCATTCATCCGCAGAAAGAAGGTGTCACCCTCTACCACGAATGGATCGTCTAGTTTGCCGTATGATCGATATCTGCTCACTTCTTTAACTCCTGATAGAGTTTTAACGACATATAGACTAAGGTCACTAAGCCCACTGCAATTCCGATCACCGAGTCAAATGCAGACAGTCCAAAGGTGGCCGCTGTGCCTGACATTCCTAGGACTGAGACCCGATCAATCATTATCTACGCCCTCCCGGTGTAAAGTAGAACCCCACGATCATCGGCAACACGACTGATGTTTGGAAGAGGCAGAGGTGTCCTGTTGTGACGACCAAATTGGTTTGCTCTGCCGGAAAACTGAGGAGTCCGAAAAGTATTTCTGTTTTCCCTTCCCCTGTAATGTTTGTTGTACTGAGGAGTGGGACTGATGGGAAAATTGCTGTGATGCATGTGACGAATGAGATTGTACCCATCCCAATGAGCGCGAGCATCCTACGAGTTGCGCGAGTAAAAGCACCGCCATCACCGCTGTTGAGGCTTTCTTGGAACTTAATCGCGAACTCATTGTTTCGCGCCTCTCTTGCCATTTCGATCTCATACTTCTGTTGCCTCGAATCTGTGAGGATTCCGAACACACCCTTGAGTATGCTCCCCATTGCGGCTGATCCTCCACCCGTCAAAAATAGTGTAAGTAGCTCGAACATTATTTTGCATCTAGTTTTTCAAATAGTTTCTGTATATCGCGCCTGCGGTCTTCTGAGAGTTTGGTCAGATGCTCCACATCCTTGGATTGTCCGGCATCGCTAATCTCGATTTGGCGGAGTCTCTCCTTCATATCATCTATCTCCCACTTGTTACGTTTGATGAAGAATGCGAGGATTGATATGGCAACGCCAACTCCTGCAAACATATAGTGTGAAATCTCCATCTCACTCCTCCACCTTATCTCGGAGTCTGTCTAACTCCTTTTCTAAATAATTAAGTCGCTCAAACTGTTGATAGTCGGAGGTAATCGGAGCGTCTTGCATCTCTACCAAATGATCGAGATCCGCTTTTGCTTGCTCTGCGAATTTTTCCAAGTGCATCATCCTAGCAGATAAATCCCCAAGCAGAGTGCCTTCGTGTTGGACTCTCCCCAAGCCATTGTCAAGTTCGTTAATTTTGTTCCAAATGACGGAGTAGCCCCAAACACAAGTGCCAACGATGGCGATGACCTTAGCCATGAATGCCAAGTTAGCTTTGACCTGTACATTATCTCCGACTTCCGTTGCCATGAATTAAGGTAACCAATCGGGTTTAGGTTTTTTAACATAAGATTGCAAAGGCTCAGGAGCTTCTTCTTCTTCATTGTCCCAAGCATCTATCTCAGCTTGTCTTGCTACTACCTTTTCTTCTTGAGCGTTAAACATAGCTTGTTGATTTGCATCCCAATCTTCTACTTGTAAGTCAGCACCTGTGCGAGCGTTGTACTCAGCAAATGTTTCCGTTACTGTAAATGTACGATCTTCAGGTAACTCCTCACCGTTTAATTGTTTCTGCATAAGTGCGTTACGACGGTCAACATTTGTGAAAGTAATAGTACCTAAGTAATGGTTGGCTACACGATGCATTTCATCTACACCTTTACCGTTATCATATAAACTATCAGGAGCATCTTTAGCGTGAGGTGATAGAGTAGTGACATTACCAGCTTCATCTCTTACTCTTAACTCGGACGAAGCACTTACATCTTCAGCATACAACTGCACCATGTCGGCAGGGCTAGATGTAGGAGCAGTGGCGTTTGCTATACCTATGACACCACTAGCATCTGTACCGAAGCTCGTAGTGCCAATACCGACATTGCCGTCATCGTCAATACGCATACATTCAACAGGCCCACCATCGATTGGTTTTGTGAAAAATCTTAAACGACCACCTGCGTTTCCGTCGGGGTTCGAATTGACTGTGTTTGATACAGTTTGGCCATAAATGCCTGCAATAAATATGGAATTCCCATCCTGTGCTGTTGAATTCCCACTATTCGAGTAATTCATGAAAGCCAATCCGCCAGTTCCTGTAATAAAATTACCGTAAGCCACAGCATTAAAACCTAACTCAATCTCTGCCGGTTTTGTTCCACCAATTGAGAGTGTAGTGGAATTACCAAACTGCGCCGTCCATCTATCAGGATTCGTATTACCAATACCTACATTGCCTGAAGAGTCGATGCGCATTGCTTCAGTCGAATTTGTGCGGATCGCAAGCTCGTTGGTGTCAGGTGCGTGAATTGCTACCGCAGAACTGCTTGAGCCTATTTGATCCAATGCATACTCATCTGCAACTACATTTCCGCTTACATCAATTGAGCCGGCCCCTACTGCCCCACCCGTAGAAACAGAACCTGCTGTTACCGCTCCGCTAGTGGTTAAGGTTGTTGCTTCAATACCTCCACTTACATCTAACTCTGCCTGTGGAGAGGTTTTACCTACACCTACACGAGTGGTAGAAAGTGCTAGTGCTGTGTTGACTCCCGCTCCATCGGTAACCTGAAGTGCATTAGCTCCCGTATTATTAGTGATACCATCAGTATAATCTCCAACCTGTAGTAATCCCTTGTATGTATCTGCGGGTGTTTGATTTTGTAAGTCGCTCATAATTTTAAGGATTCGCGTCAGGGTCTGTCCACTCCTCGCCTGCTAGAATCTCAAGCATCTCGGAATGAGTGTTGGCGGTTTTACCCTCTAAGAACGAAGGCGTATCTCCCTCGAACTTTACGAAGGTCTTAGTACCCGCGACATTGTATCGCAAAGTATCTGCCGAGGTTTCAAGTACTTCGTCAAAGTTAACGGTACTTACTTCGTCAGCGTTTAGAATTACATATTGTCTGCTCATAGTTATTAAGAGGGTACTGTGGTTGAAAAGGTTGGACCGTTAGTAAGAGTACCGTCGTTACCTCCGCTTCCTTGATCGGTAATAGTCGTACCTGTACCGCCATCATTGTCGCCCATACGCCACCAAGCAACAGGCGAGTACGAAGATAAGTCAGCAGGTACACCACTGTTGTAGATAGATGTTATATCAGATGCGGATAAAACAGAATTAAATACAGCTACCTCATCAATCAGACCGTTTAAATAGTTATTATTTCCTCCGTCCGATCCGATTTTAATGTCTAGAGTACTGGTAGAGGGCGTACCCGTCCGAGTATGTGTTCCAGCCGAACTTCCGTTAACATAAAAAGTAATACCTCTAGAGGCAGAACGAGTAACAGCTAGATGATACCAAGTTCCCGTGCTTAATGTTGTCGAGGAGAATGAAGGTGCACCCCCGGTTCCTGTGTCAAAAAAAGCAACCTTATTTGAACTTGAATAAAACTGATGTCCGCTAGTGCCATTATATCCGTCAAAATAATTTCCGATAGCATAAATCATAGGAAAGCCGCTTAAAGAATCAAACTTTACCCAAGATGTTATCGACAAAGCACCTGTAATATCTAAAGAGCTATCGTAAGAGATGGCTACATTGTCATTAGTTCCATCAAAGTCTACGCTGTAGGTGTTACTAAAACCTGCACCACCGCCTGATGGGGGTAGAGTATGGCCGAGTTGAACCCCTAATCCTAGAAAAGGCATAACCTTTTATGCTTTATACAGAATGGCCGCACCGCTATTTAGCGTTATGCTAGTAAACGGTAAGGTCAAAGTGTCACCTTTTCCAAATGTTGTACCGTCAGATATTAAATCTGCCGAATTTTCCATCTGTCCCGTGATTGCTCCAACCACTGAATCCTCAGTAAATTGTACTGCGATAAAGTCGCCTGTGTTTGCTCCTGTGCCATTAACATAGACGCAACCATTTGCTCCCATGCTGTTCTGAATATTGAATGATGATATGCCCATTTTATGATGTGGTTAAAACTGAAATGCCGAACGAATAGCTCGGATAGGTGTTAAAGGTTATTTTGTTTTGCGATTGAAGGCGTTCTGCCCGATCAATTTCCAGTGCGAGATATTCTTCCGCCCTGTTCTCCTCCTGCATGGCCGCCTCTGTCTGTCCGTCTCCACGAAGAAAGTCGCTGAGTCCACCGGCCACCAGGTAGTTGGCTAAAAAGTCAGGAACATTCGATTCCTCGCCTGCATCCTTTCCATAGGTTGGCCGAACTGCGGTCCCTACAATAAAGACAGATGATACCGAACTGTTTGCTGGTAAAATTAAATATCCGTCCAGTAACTTAAAATCTAACAATACCGCCGTGCTGTCAGTAAATGGATTCTTCGTATAAACCTGGTGGATCTCCATGATGTTTAAATCATTGTCGATCTGCACTGCTTTATCTGCTGTTGGGTTAGTGGTCGATCCAACTGACTTCTCTACCAGTTTAAGCAGTTCAGGCCACTTGCATCGATGCCACGCAGTCTGTGCCCTGCTGTTTAAAGATTCCTTGAAGAAAAACTCATCGACCTGCGTCAAGGTTGGCAGACCAGCCGCCATCTTGAAGCGTTTCTCGAGTGATTCAAATGTTACTGTTCTTGCCATTACTGAACATTAGCTATGCCTGGACTTACAGGCTTGCCACCGGCTTGAATGTTATGCCGGTTAAATTGTGATGGGGAACGATACTGCAAAATATCATTTCGATATTGTCGTGACTGTTCCCTGACTAAATCGATTTCCTGTGCGAGCATTGCTTCAGCGTTTTGTTCCTCTGCAAATGCTTTTTCAGTTTGCCCATCCCCACGCAAAAAACCGGCATAGGCAGAATGTGCGAGATAGTCGAAAAAGAAGTTAGGGATATTTTGTTCATCTCCCGAATCATCACCATAGTAACCACTTGTCGCACCTCCTGAGTTTATCTCAGACCGCAAATCCTTACGATAGGTGACAAAAACATTTACTCCGTCCAATGTGGTAGGCTCAATGATTTTGACTGATGGATAACCTCCCGAATCTAACTCGGTTAGAAATGTGTATTCGTCAGGGTAACGGGCAGAAGTTGGATCTTCTTTATGAATACGAAAAACAACATTGGCATCGTTTGCCAACTTGTTGCTCGTTCCGTAAACCCGAAGTCTATTGGCATCAGATGTCACTATAGCCACACTTTCTCCGATTACGGTGAACTGTGGCCAAGGGTATCTCTCATGGGCTATACGAGCCGCACGGTTTACAAGATCGCGAAGGAAACTAGCATCTGTTGCCTGTAAAGCATCAAGTCCGGCCAATGCTCGGAATCTTGACTTTAATTGCGAATAGGTGGCGGTAGCGTAGTTTGCCATGATATAAAAAATTAGTGTTTAACTTTGCACTCGGGGTTCGATTTCTCGAAGTCCTTACGAAATCCTTTGTCTGCCCAGCATCCAGGTCTTTCCTGTTCGTGGCGGACATATGTGGTTAAGTCTGTTACCCGAGCAAGTCGAAAGTCGCCTTTGCCTCCTTCAAACGCTTTGGCGGCCTTGCGGGCCTGCTTTTGGCGTTGTGCATATCCAGCCTTTTCGCGGACTGCGGCTCGCTCGTTTTCCTTACGAAGGTAATAAGCGATTTCGTCCTGTGACGATCTGCTTTTCTTACCCCCCCTTACGATGATATTTAGACTCATTTAAATGGAAAAAGGGGAGCCGGTCTAACCCTAAACCGGCTCCCCAATAACAACATGAACAATAATAAACCCGAAGTGTTTAAACGATTGATCCCAAGGCTCTAGGATTACCTACACGAAGCGTAAGCATTGCCTCAGTGAAAGCTCTTTTGCCGGCTCCATTGTCAGGAAGATCCACTACGGAAATGCCTTCAAGAAACTTGAGGGAAACAGTGTCATCGTCAGGAATCAAGTAAGCACGATCTGTGTTTACTGTTCCTTCTGCTGTGTCAGGACTGGAAGCCGATCCATTCACACGACCCAAGAAAAGGTCAGGAATGATATCGATAGAGCCAAAATCGCTGACATAATGAAGAACTGAATTAACCAAGGTTTTTCCGCTTACATCTTGAGTGAAGCTGTAAACAGGATTGTTGGTAACTGCGGCACGGGTGTAGTCAGTAATGGCGTTCATTACTGCTGGACCAGCGTACAATTTGTAAGAACCTTTAGCACCACTTGCAGTATAAACAGCTTGCAGTAATCCACGAAAAGCAGACTCAGTCAATGAACCAAGAGATACGCGAGATCCGCTTACAGCACGAAATGCTTGTTTAGCACTTGTATCGAAAGTATTTCCGGTCGCACTCGGATTTGACCAAGTCCCTAACCCGCAGAGGGTAGCTCCAGCGGAAGAAGTTCCGGCGGCTTGATCGTTTCCTGAAGCGATAGCAGTTTCGATTGAGCGTTTAAGCTGAATTAAACTTTTTGCTTTGGAAGCGTTGAATAATCCACCTTGTCCACCAGGAGCGACATCAATCATCTCAGCCTGACGCGAGACGGAGAATATATCTCTGATGGTTTGGACTCGGTTACCAAGTCTTGCTCTTGAGTCGATCAAGTTAGCGGCATCGGAGATCGTGAGATCAACACCGTCAATTACTCCTCCAATCTCGGGGTCTAAAAGTGAGTCTACCAACCACTCATTGAGAGTAGCCTTTGGAGCCTCGGATTGTGAGAGAGTAGAATACAGAGGTGTTTCAGTAGGCTCTACGGTTTTCAGAAGTGATTCTAAATTTTCGCGAGCACCCTTAGCACTTGTTACATTGTATGAAGTAGCAATAGCCATTTTAAGTATTTCCTTATTTTAAGATTTTAAATTTTAGTCCGCTAGAAATGCGGCAAGATCGTTAGCCGAGAGTGGTCCTTTCCGATCCAGGATTTTTGCTTTTTCTTTCTGCTTCCGAGTGGCTGAGTTTTCGATTGGCGGGGATGCATCTCCTCCATCGGTTGGAGGTGGAGCCTTACGCTTTTTGACTACCTTCTTGGGAGCCTTTGCGGTTTGCTCGCTTTTCAATGCTTCTATGCCTCTGACAAGGGTGGCGGCGATAAAGTCACCATTGGGGAGGTTATCCAGTACATTGCCGTATTGGCCTCGTAGCTGTTTATAGGTTTCTCTACGGGATTCGGATATGTCATCATCTTGCGATGAATCCATCCACGGATGGGTGTTGATTGTATCCCTACTCCACTGGCTTTTTTCCCTTAGATACTCACTCCTCTGAGGAATCTTTTCGGTAAGGTATTCGTCAGCCTGGGTCAGGATATTGCGAATATCATCATCGCTATATTCCTTGCCATCGACCTCTACGAAATCCTTGCCTATGTGTTGAAGTGCAAATTTCTTGGCCGCCTGTGCTTCCCGTTTCAAATTTTCCAAGTCTTCAAAAGACTGGATATTTTCTAGCTCGGGTTGAGCAGACTGTTGGCTACCACCTGATTGATTTGTCTTTAGATTATTAATCTCAGCTTTTAAGGCCTCGACGGTTTCTTCCGCACTTTTCGCTCGGGCAGTCAGACGATTGATTTGTTTCAATGTCTTCTTCATCCCTTTCGAAGTGACTTCCGCCTCTTCTTCAACCTCTTCCTCTTCGGTATCCTCCTCCGTTTCCTCTTCTTCAGATTCTTCGGTTACAGACTGTGAAAGAACATCTTCATCCTGGTCGGCAGATGCTTCTGCTTCTTCGGGAGTCTCGGTGACTTCCGCTTTAGCCTCATCCGCCTGTTGAGCCTCCTGATCCGTTTCGACCTGTTCGACAAAACTTGCCGCCAAATCTTCCACCGATAGTGGGCCTCGTACTTGATTGTTTTCTGCTCCCGATTGTTCAGCCGGAGCCTCGCTTATAACTGTTTCTGCCATGATTTCTGCGTTTGTTAGTAGAGTTCGCACTCTCTTGCTTGTATCTGCGGAGCAGATATGCCCCGCCAGTGACAATTATAGCAGTTTTAAAAGCAGTTTTGTCAGGTAGCCCGAAAAATTTTCCAGTTGTCCTTAAATTGTTCGTGCTTGGCTTTAGATTCAGGGTTGTGAGGATATAATCCGATCCTTTTTGCCCCGTCTAATTCCATGCATGGGATGTTATAAAAAATGTCTTCATCTTCGACATATGCCACCAATATGTCCACTTTTGTACAGTCTATCGACTCTTTGCCGGTCGATCCGCTGGAAGTCGTTACCATATACCGGCCTAATCCACCCCGAGCCTTATCCTTCGACTTACTCTCAGTTCCTTTTATCTGAATCTTAAATATCTTGCCCGCCGTATTCATCACCAGGCAATCCTGTGGCAGGTAATCGCCAAGAGGCACAAAGACTTCTAGTCCATGTTCAAGTGCCTCCGAAAAAAACTTCTGCTCGTAGAGGCTACCCTTCCTCTTCATCATCGTCATCATCATCGAGCACCATATCGCACTCGAAATCGACAACATCCTCATCCAACCACTCCTCGAGATCCTCCATAGCGATTTTAGCGATCTCAGTATCCTCAATGTCAGACTCTTCGATCCAACGATTGATCAATGCCCTGTGGGCGTTTTTAAATTGCTGATGGGGTGTCAGTTTCGGCATTATCCAACGCCTCCAATATTCGGGTAAGTCCTGCAATCTCTCCCGATAGACGGGCAAGCTTCTGCGGATTGTCCACATGAGTATAGTCCTGAAAATCGACCAGGCACATATCCCTCTGTTCTTTAATAAAATCCTTAATCACTACCCACTCGGTCTGCTCACCGAGTCCGGCAACTGCATCTGATAATGTCATTTTTTCCTTCTTACGGGTTTTACTCTTCTGCCCATTCCCACCTTCGATTTCTCAGCCTTTTTCCGTTTCAGTTGGCTTTTACTCATCTCCGATTTGGTCTTGGGTGTTTTACTCGAAACTCTTTTGGTTGGCCGGCAGTATTCATTAGACTTACCCTGACCGCATGGTTTGCCGGTCCGTGTATCCTGCCATTTCTCTGATCCCCATCTTTTCAACGATGTACCCTTGGCGGTCTTGCGAACCTGTCCTTTGGACTTCCGGCACTTGGCGATTTGTTGCGATGCCCGAGCACTCGGGAATACCTTCACCCGAGCCTTTACCTTCTTGTAACAAGCGTCTTTTGGCATCTTACCACTTCACCTTATTTGCCCAGTAAGCCGCCGAAGTTTTACCTTTGGCTATATTCTTACCATGACGAGATTTGAACGATGCTCGCTTTTTCTTCATCGCCTGACTCTCACCTGTTTTTGGTTTACCGGCAGTCTTTGCACCCTGTTGTCCGAATCTAATCATCCGATCCTTGCCTCCGTCTTTTATTAAAACGACATGAGATTTTTTCGGATGATTAGGTGTTCGCTTGGGCTTATTATAGCCGTCAAACGAAATGCCTCGATAAGTTTTACTCACTTTTTCTTTTTCTTCTTCAGCAATTTCTTAACAGTCGGACTCATTTTTTTCCGTCCCATTGCTTTAGCTTTGTTGGAAGGCCGTCCAACCTTCGATCCGTAAGTTCCTTTTCCGTATGGCATGATATTATTCCTTTCGATTAAGCGGCCATCGATGTACCTGGTACATTGCCGGGGGCTGTCCCTAGTTGGCCAATCCTAGCGTTCATTTGTTGCTGTTGCTGAAATTCTAACTGACCAGCATATGTCTGAAGTCTCTTCGCAAAGTTTTCATCGGATTGCAGGCGTTCCTGCACATCGGTCGCCGGTATCGCTTCACTTCCTTGGATGTACGATTGTAACACTTGAAGCCTAAGTTGTGGATTTGCTCCATTTTCAGGGGCGTTAACAACCTGTCCTGATGCGATTTTGGCAATATCGTTAGATGTTTCAATTATCTCCTTTGTGGTAGCCTCCTGAGTCGGCATGATTAATTCGTTAGCCAAGTTTGGATCGATTGCCTCAATTACTTTTCTAAGATAAATGTCGAACCTGCTTACGCCCTGCCTGTCATACTGCGACATTAACTTACCAACCGTATCGAGCTTTTCGATCACCTTGGATTCATCCTGGTTCATCGAGTTCCAGCTAATATTAAAATCATACAACTCAGCAGTTTCGTCCAAAATTAACTGTGCTCCCTGCTCATTATTTGTAACCCGAAACCAAATCATCGGTCCGCTGTAAGTCCGATCCAAGCACCATACCCGCTTCAAAACTTCCTTCCATCCACTGAGCCAGCAGTTGACCAAATGCTGTTTTATCACATTTGCCTCCACCGCATCGTCAGGTCCAGTCGCCCGTCCTGTGATGCGATTACATAGCTGGCGGATTTGCATCTCCACTTCCATGCTTGCTTGCGAATAACGGGGGATTTCCATGAATCCCACCTCTCCCCTACGGCGTACCCCAAGCTGTGCTCCTGGTCCCAAACGCTCGGGTCGTCTACCGATCTGATATTCCACCGGTGGCATGGTGCTCATCGATGCTCGGTCTCGGCGACTATCCAATTCTGTCTTTACCGCCAACTCATAACTCTTCAGTAACTCTGGGTATCCGCGAGAGTCCAGTAAACGATGGTTTAAATGCTCTCGCGTGATACACACGAATGGATACCTGCCCTCGTCATATCCAACCGGCTCATGGAATCCTGCTTCATCCATTTCATCCGTCCAGCAGGTCTTGGTAACAACAGGAACATCATCTTCATCCAACTCCTTGCGATAGGTAGTAACTACCCGAATCAAGCCCTCGTAATGCTGATTACCATAGCTTGTGCCATAATCATAATGCATGGCCGAGTCGCTGTATCTCTCCTCGTAAAAGTCTTTCGCCTTCTCAATCGCTTCATCAATCCAGGCTTCATCCCATCCCTCGTTTACCTTCTGCTTCAATGCTTCAGGAGAATAATAATGAATGCAGTGAATGCTCCTGGCGGATTCCAAATCGATAACATTGCTGTCCACGATCAGTTCCCTGCCTAACTCATATGCCTTAACCGCCGGACGATTTACGACCACTTTTTCGGTCGGAATTTCGGTCTCACCATTCTTCCGTAACTCATTAAGCATCTTCTTGACCCTACGCTTTTTGAGCTTTGGAAAGAGGGGATAAAACATTTCCTCCACTCCCTCCTTCATTTCGGGATCTTCTATCGCCATTGCCAGTTCAGGCGACTGCTGGGCAATCTGCTCGAGGCTGATCGGCTCAAACTTTCTCGCCTTCTCCTGCTTCCAGTAAGTACCAAAAAAGGTCACCCCGTTCTGTAATAAATAATTCGCTCCTATCGATGACTCCCTCATCAGTTCATCCATCGTACCCATCCGCCAGCGAAGAAACTCCGTCACCAACTTTGCCGATGCCACATCTCCACTCTCCACGGGAGCCGCCACCAGGTTAGCCTTGGTCAAAGCCTGTGTCAGGGTGGCAACATCGCCATCGATCAAAGGATTAATGACATTCGGATCAAGGTCACTTGCCCCTGACCAGGGAAATGCTTCAGGTCCACTCTTTTTACCATCACCCGTCTTGCCTGCCCACTCGTTGAATCGAACCTCCCGAGCATCTTCTGCTTTATCCATCCATGTAGATAAATTTGCTTTTGCCCGCTCAAACTCAAACTTGAGTTCATCCACATCAGGCTTGTCTTCAAAAATCTGTACTTCGTTCTCCATAATTTCTCCAATTTCTCCTTTAGGATTCTACCATTTTATTTCGTAAATTTGTCAGGGCTTTGGCCTCTATTCGGGCAACTGTCTTGAACGACACACCGATGAAATCCGCTATCTCCTCGAGCGTGAAACTGCCAGGCTCCCGCTCCTCCTTCATCGCCTCCAATGCCTCCTCCACAACCATCTCCCGAAGCATCAGATCGATCCTCCTCTGCATCTGTGCATCCGTCTCATGCTTTGCGATACAGATCATCCTCCCCCTCGACTTTTCTAACCAGCACCATGCTCTTGGGTGGATGGTTATCATTTGGCCTCTTAATGCATCTTCCGATCCCCTCCTTATGCTCAAAGTATATCAGCATCATCCGAACATTCGGGACCATCTTCAATACCCTCGCCTCCTCAATCTCCACTGTCTTCTTTACCTCCTCGAGCGGGACCACCGGCTTGCTCTCCTCCTTGTAAATCCGCTGGACAGTTGATCTCGCACATCCTGCCAACTCCGCCACCTTCGGCCAACTCATGCCCGAGTTCCTCGCCAAAACAATCTGCTGGCGAACGGCTATAGGTATTACCTTATTCTTCTTGCCCATCAATAACTCCCTCCTCCTGTTGCGATTAATTCCTCCTCATCGAAGTATTCAAAATTGCCCACTGCGAAGTACCTGGCATTATCCACAAAGTCCTTACTCGGACATTTCAACCCGGCACTCGGCTGATATGCCTGCATACAACTAATCAGATTCTGACACTCATCGCTAAACATCAGCCTGGGCTTATTATCTAAATCCATCGGCTCACTCCGATCCCATGCCAATAAATTATTGATCGCCTGCAATCCCGTCTCGATGTCCAACGCTTCCGCCGGCTGAACGATAATATCTTCATCCGATAAATCATCTATTATGTTGGAACTTCCCTCCGACTTCTGATAGCTCGCCGATCCCAACCTCGGGTCGATTATCCGTGTGACCATATTATCCCCGCAGATCGATTCCATCCGCCGGATCTCCTCCGCATAATCCTTTAACCCATACCCATTCGGTTGGGCCGCCTCGCCGGCACTCAGCTTATCCTTGGTCAGGTCAATCCATCCTCCCCATGTGTCGAAATCAGGAAACTCCTTGACCGCCCATGCTACCCCATGTGCATCGATTGCAAATAATACCATCGTCCAGGGCTTTGCCCCCGCCGGGTCAATCGATAATACCCAGTTCGCATCCGTAAAATCAGGGAGTTTTTCCGATTGCACAAAATTCTTGTCCGTCAGATTAGGGAAAATAGCCCTAGACTGCCTCACAGGCACTCCATACGCCCGACAAAGGATCGTTTCCCTCTTTTCCCCCTCCAATTGATTCTTCATCGCCGCCCATCCGCCAAAGGGGTTGGCCGCTGTATGAAAATACACCACGGAAGACGCTTTGCGGATGGGCTGTTGGACCAGGGGAACCTCTTCCCCATCCAAAAGATCCGCTTTTGCCGATTCCACTGTCTTCGCTCCCGTAAGCATACTCTTTACCACCGAGTTCCACCCGTCCACGGCCGTGAAACTGATAATTCCCTTGGAATTGCGGGTCACGGTGCGAAAACGAAGTGTATTTACCCATGACATCGGAACCAATTCATCTGCCCAGTAGCCGATATTATGGGTTCCGTTGACTGGCTCCTGCGGTGAGCCGATTTCCCCTCCTTCGATTGTGCTGATGTCCTGTTGCCAAAATCTAAAAATACACTCGGATCGATTAGGGAGTGTAAATTTAGAGGCAGTGAAGCCATTCCTGAGCGAATACATGACATACCCAATCTTTCCTCTTCCCAAGGATTTAAATTCTTTAGGCAAATACTTAAATATTAACTTCTGCTGGAATTGAATCGAATTGGCCGAGGTCTCTGTTAAGCACCATATGATCGTGCCGGGGTTTTCAACGAGGGACTGAACTACCCTTTTTGCCGCCCATTCCGATTTGCCTGCCCTATTCCCTCCCATTACCAAGATTTCCGAGTGAGTCTTTAGCTGTTCGTCTGCCCGCTTCCAGGTATCTAATTCAAAGCCAAATCTGTAAGGATCACTTTTTTCATCTTTGATCGCTTCCTCACGCCTCTCCCAGTATGCCAAAATATTCTCGGGAGTCATTCCCAGCATCTCCGATTTGCTGAGGGGCGGAATGGCGGGGTGCGGAGTCCAGTCAAGAGGCATGGGTTAATGATAACAGATTATCAATAGTAGGTCACCTCGGGATCGGTAATTTATTTAAATTAGTGAAATTTTGTTCGGACATCCTGATAATCAGGGATTTAACATCTAATCCTAACATATCCTAACATATCCTAACATATTCCAGCATTTGGGTATGTGGAGCAATGTGGAGCAATGCGTGGAGCGATGTGGAGCAATTAGTGGAAATTTTTTTATGGGACACAATCGGTCGCGGTGGCCGCCGACCAGGTTGACCGGACCCCCTCCCCCCCTGTCTGAGGCAAAAATTTGTATGTGATTTCTGACAAAAGATAGAATATA